CCCTCACGGGCCCCTCTTTTGGGGTACTACCCCACTATGCAGTTGGTTGGCTGCATAGGCCTCTGCAGATGCTCCCTGGTAGCGTAAGCTACGAAAGCGCTGTATGCTAGAGGATCTTGTAAATCTTCTTCCATCATCGGCCAACAGGCCTAAACTTCAAAGGTAAACTTATGAAAGATGTTTTTACGAAGGCAATGTCCGCGAGTGTCGGCGTTGCTGTTGTCTACGCCGCTCTCCAGGTCGTTTCCTTCGCCATCGATCAAAAGTCGACTGAGAAGATTAGGGCAGTGATTGCTGCTACTGCACCTGTTGCGGAATCTGCTCCTTCGAATTAGATGGGAACCGTTGATCGAACCCACAAGTTCAATGCTACCTCAACAGGTAAGCAGACCTGCCCACCCGGGTTCGGGCACAATGGTTCAGGAAGTTATACTCTCCTGAAAACATGTACTCGAACTCGGACTGGATCGGCTCTGCCAAACTGGCGAAAGATCATTGATTCTGGTGGGAATGCCACAACCAGCATGACTGCTGTTTGGGACACTATCGAGTCAACCCCAGCTAAGGCCTTTACCTCGTTTAGTAATATCTTCGGGCAAGGGCCGTTTACTACGACAGCTACCGTTGATCTCCTAGCTGATCAGGATATCAACAGGCTGCCGAAGAATCCTACGATGAGCACTTCCTTCGCCGATAACAAGGCGCGTGCGAAGTTTTACAAACGACTCCACGCTTTGTCAGTCCAGTTTTCTGGAATGACATTTCTTGGAGAAGTGCGTGAGACTTTGCACATGATACGCAGACCTGCTAGTGCGCTCTATTCTCGTAATTTCGGATATCTGGATGCGTTAAGTAAAAGGAAACGCGCCAGTCCGAAACACTGGACTAAAGCCATTAGCGGCCTGTGGCTCGAGAATGCCTTCGGATGGGCTCCTCTGATGCATGATATTGAGGATTCCGTCATAGCATACCGTCGACTTACCTCCGATATCCGGCACAGAGTAATCTCTGCTGGCTTCGAAGACTATGCCGACCTAAGCAGAACTCTCACCGGACTTGATAACACTGATGCGAGAGGCATTGTCAGTACTTCTGACATGGCTTTCACTAAGCGTTGTCAATTGAAGGAAAAGGTTTCTGTGCGCTATAAAGGCAAAGTTACAGCTCGAGTTGGTGCGACCCAGTGGGATAATTGGGCTCTATTTGGCTTTACGCCAACGGAGTTCATACCCACAGCCTGGGAGTTACTTCCCTGGTCGTTCCTTGTGGATTACTTCACCAATATTGGTGAAATTATCAGCAGTGCAGTTACGTCGACCGCAGACGTCAATTTCGTGAACAAGACTGTCCGTCAGGAGACCGAGTATTCTGGTCGTGCTGTGGAGAATCTTGCCGCGACTTTTGCCGGGTGGGGTCCGCCGTACGTTGCATCGCTGAGTAATCCCCTTGATTTTAAGATAAAGCGTAGGGTCGTTAATCGGACTGCAAATTCGGGGATATCTCTCCCGACTTTTCAGTTGAGTGCCGACCTTGGGAGCGGTCAACTAATCAACATCGCCGCTCTCTTGGGAGGTGCACGAGCTCTACATCCTCAACAAGTTGGGAGAAAGCGTTGATAACGTTCTATCCCTTCTTATCCTGGAGTATATGCATGAGTTTTACGCTAACGAGCCCTATTACGGGCGCAGCGCAAACTGGTTTAACGTCTCCGACTTATACGCTGACTGCAGATATTGCCCCCGATAACAACGGGAAGCAAAATGCTGTGACGGCGTTGGGCGGGACGCAGACCGGCGTGACAAGTCACTCTGTTGCATCGCCTTTCACTCTGACCTTTGTTCGTCCTCGGGTATTCCGGAGTCTTGGAAAGCCGAATCCGACCACTGGTCTCGTGAAAGATGTTCCGCGTAATTCTTACAAGCTGATCACCCGCAAGGGTGTCCTTCCGTTGACGGGCCAACCGTATGCTAACCTTCAGATCACAACGATTATCGATGTGCCTGCTGGAAGCGATACTACGGACCCGGCCAACATCAGAGCAGCTCTGTCAGCGCACATCGGTGCTCTCTCTCAACAATCGGCTGGGACCGGAGACACTTGTGTCTCTGGCATCATCTGATCTTGATTTAGAGCTCAATGCGCTAACTGACAGTTCAGTTTCTGAATTGTAAGTTGCGTTACATCTGGAGATGCTATGCGTGATTACGCTGGTACTTTACCAGTTTTACTCGAAGCTGATCTGTTTAAGGCTGGGTGGAATGGGACGTTAAATCCCTACCCAGGGATGAACTCTAAGCAGTTTGCGATGCAGTCCCTGAGGAAGAGCCTTCTCAAGAAATTTTGCGAGAAGACCCTACCTTTAGCGGACTGTGCCGCACTGGAATTATTCTTAAAGATTAATTCCAGATGCAAGGAGTTCAAACTTGACACACACAGCCTTACCAATGTCGAAGCTATCGCAATCGGAGAAGCAAAGGATTTTATCCATCGCTTCTTTTATGCTAGAGGAGAGAATTCATATAATATCATGGATTCCTACTCTATCACCGACGGCTTTGGCCTCGGCAACGGAGCCAACATCGGAAGTTTCGGAACTGACTTTCTTTCGAAAGTCGGAACCGGAACGATGGCGGCAACATCATCATCTCTGCATATGCTTTTCTTGCAGGCTATCTCTAATGACCCTATCTGGTCTGACGTTGAGTCTATCAGACGAGTAAATCGGGACACCGAGGTAGTTCGAGGAAGTCGCTTAAGTTTTGTACCTAAGACGACGGAAATAAGCCGGACCATATGTACTGAACCCGTCTGTAATATGCTTTTTCAGAAGGGTATAGCTAACGTTCTTGAAGAGCAGCTTCGCAAGGTGTGTTGTATTGACCTCGCAACGCAGCCCGATAAGAACCGTGCGCTAGCTCAGCTCGGGTCGATAACGGGAGAGTTTGGTACTATCGATCTCTCCTCTGCTTCCGACTCGATGTCTCTCGGATTGGTTCGCGAGTTCTTTCCACGCCAGGTTTCGGCCTGGTTTGAATTGACTCGTTCGCCATTAGCCATCCTTCCAGATGGTTCCGAGGTTGAGTTACATATGGTGTCTTCAATGGGGAATGCTTTTACGTTCCCTTTGCAGACGTTGTTTTTCTGTGCTTTAGTCTATGGCGCTTATAGGGTCAAAGGTCTTAAATTCGACCGGCCCTATGATCGATCGCTGGGCAACTTCGCCGTTTTTGGCGATGACATAATTGTGGTGCGCGAGGCTTATGACCTCGTTACCCGCCTTTTGTCAATTTGTGGCTTCAGCGTTAACATAGACAAGTCCTTCAATGAAGGGCTTTTCCGTGAGTCCTGCGGCCGTGATTTCTATTACGGTTGCGACGTCCGAGGAGTGTATATTAAGCAACTCCTAGACGTTAACGACGTGTACTCTGCTATCAACAGGCTGAACTACTGGTCTGCGAAGCATTGTATCCCTCTGCCATCTGTCGTTTCATATCTTCTTAAGGGTAGCCGGCTTATGCCGGTTCCTTTTGATGAAATGGACGTAGCTGGCGTAAAGGTACACTCTTCGCACTTGAGAAAGGTCGTAAGAAGTAAGCATACTGGTGGAATACTTTACCGGTATTTGCATATTTCTGAAAGATCTTTCTCAGTATCAGATGTCAGTCAGTATCCTCCAAAGCTTCGCGGGTGGATTAACAACCCATCCGCCGTTTTGTTGGCTGCTTTAGCAGGTACCCTTAGGTCCGGTAAGGTCGTCACTCGTACTTCACGACGATCTAGCCGAGTTAAGCGGAGGTATAGTTCACGTTGGGACTATATCCCCGCTGACCAGGAGTTATATCCTGGTTTCGGCCAAGTATGGAAGTACTTTGTCGAGCTAAACCTTAATCTTTCCTAGGTTTGGCACTAGAGGCGAACTTTAGCCTCCTCCGGGATACAATTTAAG